CAAATCTTTGCTCTGGCCTATCTGGAATACCTAAGGTATTGCCAGGAAGGTCCTATCCCGACTCGGACGGCAACCGTCCAAGAGCCGGGATACAAGACAAGGGTTATTACCACCACTAAGTGGTGGGCCAATGTCATTCAGCAACCGGCTCAACATATGTTGACCCAATTGCTGTCACATGCTGAATTCGCCAGAGGCGCATTCACACGTGGAAACCAGGCATGGAATTTCCTATACCTGGCTCAAGGGAAGAAATTCAAGAGAAATTCAACCCTTTTATGCTCCGACCTCAAAGAGGCAACGGACCATATACCCCACCCACTAATATACGTATTGTGGAACGGGTTTCTCGATGGATTGGGTCATAATGACCCTTTTCTCGAGATTATGAGAACTTTCCCCCTTCAGAGGTTAGTTTTCATAGAAGAATCCTCAATCTTAAGATATGAGGAGTTCTTATCTTCAAGGGCCATCCTTATGGGAGAACCGCTTGCAAGATTTACCCTCGTGCTCCATCAAATGGTCGCAGAGGATATTGCGTACTGTCGAACCTATGGTCCGCAGACGCATTATCATTCATCTCCTGAGAGATGCATGAGTATCGCTGGTGATGACATAGCCATCATTGGCGAAGTAGAATACCTCAATCGTGTGACTAAAGTACTCAAGCTTTTCGGCGGAGAAGTCTCTGCCGAGAAGCACGGTATATACCCGAAAGTCGGGAAATATACCGAAAAGCTCCTGGAGGTAGCTAAGCTACTCCAGGGGCTTTCAGCCTCATTGGTATTCCAAAAGGAAACCTATGGGGCTTCTCCGTGGGTCGAATCTTTAAAGGTTCGCCTACTGTCGCCGATTAGTAAGAATACTGATCTGCGAAACGAACGCAACTGTGCCATTGGCAAGGCGCGGACGTTCGGGAAGGAACTTAGGTGGCTTCCCGAAACCATCTTTTCCGCAAAGTGGAAAGAGATGGTTAGAGACAGATTCATCCAAAGGATGGGCTGCCTTCTTCCAGATAAATCAAAACAGACTTTCTGGATGCTCCTTCTCCCTCATTTTTATGGGGGGTTGGATCTTTGGATCCCGAGTGACCTAAGCCATCTCGGGTCCAAGTTGCCGGAGGGTGTCTCAGACACCTTAAGGCTATATCTTAGCAAGCCCGAAGAGC